TAGCAATAACGTAGTACTAAGAGTAGTTGTTGTAGGTAACGATGTTGCAACAGCAGCAGGTCCTTTAGGAGCAAATGACATGCATGTTGATGGAGAAACATGGTGTGTTAACTTTTTTAAAACTGGTAATTGGAAACAAACTTCTTACAATAATAGTTTTAGAAAACAGTATGCAGGAATAGGTTATACTTATGATGCAGGAAAAGATAAATTTTTATGTGCACAACCTTTTAATTCATGGTCATTAGATGCTAATGATGATTGGCAAGCACCAGTAACTTATCCAACAGTTACAACTTATGGAAGTAATGATCCATTAGATCGATATATAATTTCTTGGGACGAAGATGGTCTAAAATGGACAGCAAGAGATCAAGAAGAACCAGAAAATAATTTTAACTGGGATGCATCAGCACTAGCTTGGGTATCCGCATAAGGAGAACTAAGATATGGGAAGTCCCACAAACAGCTCACAAAACGGCGGAATAATAGGCGTTAGTAATGCAGCCGCAAATCTATATGTAGATAAAATGACTCTTTTCACAGGCAGTGGATGTTTTACTAAAGCATCTGCTAATCCCGAAGCACCCGGTAAAGCTACAGTTGTAGTTGCAGCTGGTGGTGGTGGCGGTGGTTGGGACGGTGGTGGTGGTGGCGGAGCTGGTGGAATGATTATTAAACAATGTCATGTACTTCCTGCAAGTGCAGTTCCTGTTACAATTGGAGCTGGTGGAGCTGGAGCAACTGGAAATAATGATAGAGGAGACACTGGAGCTAATTCTGTTTTTGGTTCTGCATGTGCACCTATTACAGCAGCTGCTGGAGGTGGAGGTGGTTCAGAAAACTGTGCCCCTGCCCGATGTGGAATTGCTGGAGGTTCAGGTGGAGGTGGAATTGCAAGATGTGGTCCTAGAGCAGGAGCCGCAGGAAATAGTCCCGCTGTTCCCGCACCTTTAGGTGGTCCACAAGGAAATCCTGGTGGCCGAGCAGTTTGTGCCGGTGGTTCAGGTGGTGGTCATGGTTCAGCAGGAGAAGATATTCCTGCTCCTTATAATCCATCTTGTACAGGTGGAGACGGTGGAGCCGGTACTGATGTTACACCTTTTTTTAATGCACCCTCTTCATTTACTTTTCCTTGTTCAGCTTGTGCTCCAAGAGGAGTTTTAGGAGGAGTAGGAATTTACGCTGGCGGCGGTGGTGGCGGAGCTGGAAATGATAATAGAACCGGAGGAGTTGGAGGTGGTGGAAATCCAGCGCCGGGTCCTTTATCTCCATATAGATCTGCTAAAGTAAATACTGCTGGTGGCGGAGCTGGTGCAAGTAATTCACCATATGTTGGTGGAGCTGGTGGTTCAGGTTTAGTAATTGTTGGAGAAAAATGTCAACAACCATGCGGAACTGCGGCTCCAGGAGTTTGGTCAATGCAATCAGTATATTCAAATGTTAGAGCAGGGACCTGGACTAACTAATAATTGACAACTAGTTAATCTTATTTTATATTGTCTTTATAAAGACATATGCAACTACAAAATTATTATTATTGGTTTAAAGATGCCATACCTCATCATGTTTGTGATGACATTGTGCGTTATGCAAAATCTATTCAAGATGAAATGGCAGTTACCGGCGGTCTAGGTAATAGAAAATTAAATAAAAAAGAAATACAAGATTTAAAAAAGAAAAGAGATTCAGATATTGTTTGGCTAAACGAACGTTGGATTTATAATGCAATTCACCCTTTTATTCATAAAGCTAATAGAGAAGCTAATTGGAATTTTGAATGGAGTTTTTCTGAGTCTTGTCAATTTACAAAATATAAAAAAGGTCAGTACTATGATTGGCATTGTGATAGTTGGGATAGACCTTATCATAAACCAGACGAGCCTGCTTCACATGGTAAACAAAGAAAATTATCTGTAACACTATCTTTGTCTAATGACAAAGAATATAAAGGTGGGGAATTAGAATTTGATTTTAGAAATCATGATCCAGATAAGAAAGCAAATACTCATGTATTAAAAGAAATAAGATCTAAAGGTTCTTTAGTTGTATTTCCTTCTGATATATGGCACAGAGTTAAACCGGTCAAAAGTGGTACTAGACATAGTCTAGTAATTTGGAATCTTGGATGGCCTTTTAAATGAGTTATAAAGTAATTAAAAATTTTTTAGATTTAGATTTTCTTGATGAAATTAATAATGTAATTTTAGATATAGATTTTCCTTGGAGAAGAAAAGGATATAAGTTTAATGAAGATGCTACTGATAGTTTATACTTTAATCATTGTTTTTTTAATAATATGAATGCAACTTCTTCTGTATATGAAACGCTTATTATTCCTATATTAGATAAATTAAATTGTCTTACACCTATTCAAGTTAGAACTAATATGTTTATTAGTAAGTTATTTGAAAAATCGGGTTGGCACAACGATTATGATGAAACATGTAAAACAGCTATTTTTTATTTAAATGAATGTGATGGTGGTACTGAAATAAAAATTGATGGTGAAATCAAATTTATAAAAGCAGAAAAAAATAAAATGTTGATTTTTGATTCAAATGTATTACATAGAGCTATAACATCAACAGACGTACCTGTTAGATATATTATAAATTTTAATTATTTTGAGAAAGGATATAATGAAAAAGAAAAAGAAAAGAATTAAAAAACCACAACCAATAACTTACCCTAAACAATTACAGAGGGAAGAATATTTTAAATGTCCTATATGGTTTGGTGATGCACCAGAATTTGTTGATGATATAAATAAAGCCTCAGATAGTTATATTGACATGGCTAGAAAAAACATGCAGTCCCAAATAGATAAACGTAATAAAATTAATAAAACTAAAGGTGATTTAGGTAGTGTTTATCATTCAACAACTTTAATGGGGGATCCTAAATTTAAAGGATTAACAGAGTATATCGGAGCAACATGTCATAACTTACTTTTAGAAATGGGTTTTGATATGAGTGGTCATCAATTATTTACTACTGAAATGTGGGTACAAGAATTTGCTAAAAGTGGTGGCGGTCACCATACTTTACACACACATTGGAATGGTCACATATCTGGTTTTTATTTTTTAAAATCTAGTGAAAAAACTTCACTACCTCTATTTGAAGATCCAAGACCAGGTAACTTAATGAATCTTTTACCTGAAAAAGATAAAACAAAAATAACTTATGCATCAGCACAGGTGCATTATAAATGTCAACCAGGTCGATTAATATTTTTTCCGTCTTACATGCCTCATCAATACATTGTTGATATGGGAATTGAGCCGTTTAGATTTATACATTGGAATTGCCAAGCAATACCAAAAGGAGTTTTGCAATGGAAACCAAAATAATAAAAGATTTTTTAGAACCAGAACAATTTAAAGACATTAAAGAAATGTTTTATTTACCTACTTTTCCTTGGTATTTAAATAAAATATTACATGAAAATGAAGAAAGACAATTTACACATTCTTTTTTTTTAAAACAAAAAAGAAATTCAGATTTCTTTCCTTTTCTTCGTCCTTTTTTAAAAAAATTAAATATGTTTATATTAGTAAAAGCTAAAGCTAATTTACTTTTAAAAACCCCTACAATAAAAGAACATGGTTTTCATAAAGATTTTGATTTAAACCATATACCTCTTTTAACTGCCGTATATTATGTTAATACTAATGATGGATACACAAAGTTACAAAATGGAACTAAAGTACCAAGTAAAGAAAATAGTATAGCTATTTTTGATACTCAAGAAATGCATACAGGAAGTACATGTACGGATAAAGACCATCGTCTAGTATTAAATTTTAATTATATAGAAGGAGTAGAAGAAATAGAAGGAGTAAAAGATGACATTTAAGAAAAATAAATACAAAGTATTAAAAGCAGCAATATCAACTGAACTAGCAAATTTTGTTTACACATATTTTTTAAACAAAAGAACAGCTGCAAGATTTTTATTTGATCAAAAATACTTATCACCATTTAACACAGAGTATGGTGTATGGAATGATGAGCAAGTTCCTAATACTTATTCACACTATAGTGATATGGTAATGGAAACATTATTGGGTGAACTAAATGAAAAAATGAATAAAGAAACCGGACTAAAGTTAAGTCCTACTTATTCCTATGCAAGAATTTATAAAAAAGGAGATATCCTAGCAAGACATAAAGATAGATATTCATGTGAGGTATCTACCACTTTAAATCTAGGTGGTGATTCATGGCCAATATATTTAGATCCAACAGGAAAAACAGGTCAAGCTGGAGTTAAAGTAAATCTTGAGCCAGGTGATATGTTAATTTATTCTGGTTGTGAATTAGAACATTGGCGAGAACCTTTTGAAGGTAAGGATTGTGCACAAGTATTTTTACATTATAATAATTTAAAAAGTAAAGACGCCAAACAAAATTTATATGATCAGCGTCCTATGCT